CAAAGGAGATTATAATAATTTTAAATTTAAAGTAAAATGGAAAAAAAGACAACCGCAATTATTTCAGGAAGTATTGACCTTACTGCAATTGATCAATCAAAACTGATTGAAGGTAAGAATGGAAAGAAGTACCTAAACATTACTATGATGGTACAGAACCAATCTCAATACGGAAACAACGTATGGGTAACACAAACGCTATCAAAAGAAGAACGCGAGAACAAAGCGGCTTCTATTACGCTAGGTAATGCAGCAGTACGATGGTTATCTGAAGAAGGTGTTACAGTAGCCGAACGAAATGAAGTAACTAACGATCAGCAAAACGAAGCAAGAGAGGTAGATTTACCTTTTTAATTTAATGGGGGCAATGCCCCCTTTTTTTTTATGGCATTAAAACAATTAAAAGAAGGAGAAGAATTTCCTGATGACTTTTGGAATTACGATGTAAATGTAATACTAGGGTACAGATTAAGAGATGAAGGAAGTTGGAAAAAAGACACAAGAAAATATGCAATTAAACCGAACGGAGACATAAGATGATAGCAACAACGGACAATATTAAAGAAAAGATTTTTGACATTAAAGAAGGAAGAATACAAGAGGGACTTAAGATAGGTGTTCCCGATATAGACGAGTACATACGTTTTAAACAAGGTAATTTTAATTTAGTTATAGGACATGCGAATGTGGGTAAGACTACAGTTATTTGTTACTTAATGACGTTATGGGCTGTGTATCATAAGCTAAAGTTTGTGATATGGTCTAGCGAGAATACGCCACAAAGTATTGTGCGAAAGATTATAGAGTTCAAAATGGGTAAACCAATACATACGGCAGACAAAGACGAAATAAACAAATCGATAGATTGGTGCAATCAGTATTTTAAAATAATAGACGTAGAGGATTTATACACCTACAAGGAACTATTGAAGGAAGTAAATTCAATTAAAGAGGTTTGGGATTATCAAGGCTTAGTTATAGATCCTTACAATTCATTATCTAAAGACTCTCAGCTATTAAGAACTGTTGGCGGTCACGAGTATGATTATCAAGTGGCAAGTGAACTACGATTGTTTGCTAAAAAGAAGAACGTGACAGTATTCTTAAATGCTCACGGTGTCACAGAGGCAATGCGTAGAACACATGTGAAAGGACACGAATACGAAAACCTTCCTCAACCATTAGGACTAGCAAGTGTAGAAGGAGGGGGTAAATGGGGAAACCGTGCAGACGATGTACTATGTATCCACCGATATACTGGTTCTCCTACAGATTGGATGTATTCACACCTGCACGTTTTAAAAGTAAAAGAAACTGAAACTGGTGGCAGATGCACACCTTACGAAGAAGCTATAAGATTAAGAATGAGTAAGAACAATGTAGGATTTGAGTTCTTAGGCAAAGACATCTTGCACAGTAAAAAAAGCGAACTAAAAGATATATTATTTTGACATTTATTTTAGCACTTTGTATGATAGGGTTGACCTCTATCGTTATAGGATTATACAACAAAGCAGAGTTTATTTTTGCGCCAATTTTAGGAGGGATGATTGGTGCGCTTTATTCTTATTCTGATTATGAGGATGGCAGGGAACACACCCTACAAGTGTGTTTATTTTTATTAAGTATTACAATTGTATGGATGGAACCAAGTGGCTTGAAGTAGTAGCAGAACAACACGATACTTGGATTGGTATTGTAAATGGTTTTGGCGAGTACAATTATGCAGAGGATATTGTGCAGGAGTCTTATATTGCCCTAACTAAATATGCTGACCCAAATAAAATAATCAAGGATGGTAAGGTAAGTCGTGGTTATATGTTTTTCACTTTGCGTTCCTTGTACTACCAGTACTATAACAAAAAGAAAAAGATTCAAAAGATAAGAATAGACGATAACGAAGTATTTTTACAAATACCACAAGTCGATGGTATGGAAGAACAAGAAGCATTCCATAAGATTTGCTTGTTGGTAGATGAGGTTGCGGATGAGTGGACTTGGTATGAAAAAAGAATGTGGAAGTTATATAGTCAAACCGACATGAGTATTAGAAAACTGGCGGATGAAACTAAAATCAGTTGGGTAAGTATATTTAACACATTAAAAAACCTAAAGCAAGAATTGAAAGATAAACTAAAAGAAGATTACATTGATTTAAAAAACGAAGATTATGAAAGAATTTAAGGGCGATAAAAGGAGTAAGGAGTATCGTGAGTGGAAAGAGAAACACGCTGCTGCAAGTGGTGGTGTAGGTGATACAGTAGAAAAGATTACAACCGCAACTGGAATTAAGAAAGCGGTAAAGTTTTTGGCAGGGGAAGATTGTGGCTGCGATGAACGAAAGGAAAAACTAAATGCTTTGTATTCCTACCATAAGCCTAACTGCCTAACGGAAGAAGAATATAATTACTTACAACCAAGAGTAGGTAAACTAAACACTGTACAACCCGATGAGCAAAAAAAGCTATTAGAGATATATAATAGAGTGTTTAATGACAAAGCAATACTAACTAACTGCGGAAGTTGTTTTTTAAACAATGTGTGGAAAAAGTTAGAAAATTTATATAAATTGTATTCTTAATGAAAAACAATGAACAAGGTAAACTTATTAAAGAGCATTGACTATATGGCAAACTTCCAACTGGTATCCGACACGGTGCTTGATTGGAAAAAGAAAAAGGATATGCCAATACTAAACAAGATAGCAAGGGCATTATCTGAATGCTACCTATACACAAATGATCTAGAACGGCAGGAATGGTATTGGAGCAAATCAATAGAAGAATACCGTGAGGATAAATTAAGGGCGGTAGAACGTGCTAGGAAAGCCGAGAAGAAAGTACAAGAACTAGAGAAACAACTAGAGCACTATAAACGAGTATTAGGATGAGCGATTTATTATGTGGCTACATAGCGTTTAGAATAATAGAGTGGGTAATAACTAACACAATATAATATGGATGACTATTGGACAACGGATAGTACAGAGGATAAACGTGACCCTATTGTACAAAAGGTAGTACACAAGTTTCAACTACGTTCCTTAATAGGGATAGAAAAGTATGGCACAACACTACACGACAACCCTGATGGGTTTTATACATTCTTGAATCATCTCCAAGAGGAACTGATGGATGCTACACTATACATTGAGAAACTGAAGCAGCAAAAATAGTTGTTCGTTAAAAAAATGTTTATTATATTAGCAGTATAATTAAAAACAGAACAATTATGGAGAACATTATTTATTACGATGCCGACTGGTATTACAACGAGATGACTGATGAAGAACTGTTAAAAGCAGGACTTGACCAAAACCACCTACAAGGTTACAGAACAAAATGCCTTGAGATATGGTTTACAAGAAAAGAATCACAAGCAGAAAATATAGAATTATGAATATATTAGAAGAAGCAAACAATATAGTAAATAAAAGATCAGAAGAAAAAGAAAGACAATACGGACCCTTTAGTGAGGGTATGAAAAGAGCAGCTATGATAGCTAGTGGTGCTACAGGCAAGGATATTACAACTAACGATATGTATGTTTGTATGATAGCATTGAAACTGTCAAGACATTCTTACAATTATAAAGAGGATAATTTATTAGATGCTGCTTCGTATATAGGAGCATTAAATAATTATTACGAAGAACTATGAAAGTAGGAATGTTAGGCGTTGTAAATAATTTAAGTACAAGGATGTCTTCTCATAACGCAGGGTGGACTTTAGCATGTAAATCCGCGTTAAAATGTGTATTTCGTTGTGATATTGATATAATGGACAATAGAGATGATTACGATAAATATGACATTATAGTAATTAATGAAGGTGTTAATTTTAAACCATTATCTTTTAATTTTTTCGGTGGAGTACAGCAGAGGCAGATAGATGCTTTGGTTAAGTTGTCTAATTATAAAAACACTTTGTATTCAATAAATCATGAAGTAGATTATAATTACGTTATTACAAAAAGAAAAGAACTTAAAGATTATGATTTAAGATTTAAATCACCTATTGTTATAGATTTAAGTGAGGTATCTGATAAACTAATATTAGGAGATAGCCATAGTCTATCTGTTTATAGAGACGGATATGCTATAAGCAGGAATGACGGTAAAACTCTACATGGTTTTTTAACTAATAGAATAGAAAGCTATTTAAAAGATACTACGAAAGAAATAATATTTTACGCTGGTAATATAGATATAAGATTCCATGTGCATAGATTCGGTGGAAAAAAAGCCGTAAAAGAATTGTGTATTAATTTGTATTATCAAGTTAAAGAATTAACGGATAGAGGTATTAAAGTTACACTTACTCATGTCATCCCTGCTGAGGATGAAAGTAGAAAACTACCTAGTACTGGATTATACAAAGGAGAAAAGTTTTATGGCACAC